TAATAATACTTTATGTTTTTATCTTCTTTAACCCAGTGATCAAAGTAAGATAGATACAGATTAGCAAAGAACTAAGATAAGTAATTACCAATAGGTACTCCTTCTGAGGAATCTATTATTTCATCTAGTAACTATAACAGTTCTCTATCTGCAACTTTTATTCTAATTATTTGTTTTAATATATCATGATCTACTGAAGGATAAAACTTTCTAACATCTATTTTAAGACAGTATTTAGTATTCTCTCTATCTTTTAGATCATGCTATATCTACTTAAGAACTTTGTGAATTCCTCTTTTCTTGATACAACTATAAGTCTAAGGTATCATCTAATTAATCCACAAAGGTTCCATTATGTTCATAATAGCGTGATGTACTATACGATCTGGAAAGTAAGGTAGTTTAAATATTATTCTTTCTTTGGGTTCGTATAACTTAAAAGTAAAATATTCAGAAGTTTTATAAGTATGATTGATTAACATATCTTGTATCTACTTACAAAATCCTTCTATATCTTCATCTACTTTTTTTACATCATCTCTGTGAGTTTTATTCTTTCTAGCATTGTGATGAGCTAGTTTTATATTTTCTAAATCTGTTATCTTCTAATATAAATTCTTAAATTTCTTCATAGTCTGAAATTACAAAGAGCTTTCGATATTTCACTACTAACCCTTAATAAATTATTTATATTTTTTACCAAGTGGTAAGGTCCTTCTCAGTAGTTGGCTATTATATGATAGGCTGAAAATATTATGATATGTAATTTCATTGAACTGATATTAGCATTGGAATTACTAACCTCATTATTGGAATTAAGATTGAATAGACCTGCTTTGCTGCTATTGTCAGAGTTACTACTTTTTTACTTAAAACTAATAATGCATACTCGTTCTAATTCTAGAGAAGCAACCTGTGGGTATTACTTAACTATACCGTATTGCATAATTAAGTCATTACTCCGCCCACGGGAGATATGTTAATCGAGAACCGACATCAGCAGAGGAACTACCAACCCCAGCATAGGAAGCAAGAGCGAAGAGACCCGCCAAGCCGCCAACGTCAGAGCGACCACCGATTAACAAACAGTGTTCTGAAGTATCAGTATTATCCCAGTTATAGTCACACCAGTATGTAGTTTCCGAACCATTAGTACAAGCTTCAGCGAAGAAATCACAAGTAGGAGTAGCTCTAATTTCGGTTTTATAACTAGTTACAACTGCTGCTGATGTTAAAGGTTTATAACTATTATTTTTGTTAGTAGCAAATTGATCAGGTTTTATAGACTTATAATAAGTCCTCCAGCCACCATCGTATATACTAATTATATCATCTGTGTGTTTCCATATGTGACCAAATGGATTTTCAATTCCTCTATATCTATTACATTTACGTGTAATAGTAGAAGTATTAGAACCAGATGAATCAGTCTATTGTATAGTTACTGTAACTTCACCAGAACCACTACCTAAACTATCAGAACTTCCAGTTGGGATAAACGACCAAGTTTGAGCTCCGTTGATAGTTGCTGTTCCTGTAGTACAACCTGAACCTAATCCACCTTGTCTAAATCCATCAGGAGTTAGTGCAGTATTAACAGCTTTTTGTGAATTTCTAGTAGCATATTCTACTAAGAACAAATGACATATAGCTCTATGCTCTTCATATGTATAAAGATTCCATTTAGCTTCTCCGTCAAATCCATTAGCTCTAGCCCAAGTTCTGCCATTAGTTCTGGTAAAATTAACAGTAGGAACAACGCTTCTCATACTTATTAATCTACCTTTATTATCAAAGTTGAATGCTTCATATGCACTAACATATGCTTCTTTGTGGTGATACCATCCTGGTTTAGCGTGTGGACATATTTTTAGATTATGAGTTTTTGAGCTAGGAACGTACTCGTCAGTATACCAAAATTCTGGTATCCTAATCATAATATTTACTGTAGATGCTACCTATCCTGCTTCTGCATTATTTGTGTGTGAATACATTGCTTCAGTAAAGTTTTCCTTCAAAGGAACAAACTAGTCTTTATGAACCGGTTGTGTCTAAAAAGCAAATGGTTTCATCATACTCTATATAGGCAATGATCTATGCATGTCCATATTACCAATACGGGTACAATCTGGATTAGAAGATGTTTCTGACCATGATACACCATACCAGTCAAATTCTTCTAAATTCTAAGATGTTACATTGAATGTAATATGTCTACTTACTACATTACTAGGCAATGAACTAACAACACTAAATTGAACATTTGGAGATTGAGGTTCTCCATGTATAACTCCATATATTTTGAAATTACTATTTTCAGGTTGATATATGTATATGTTCATTCCAGATTCTGTAGTTTCTATATACCATTTAGTCAAATCATAAAATGTTTTAATTCCAGTATGTACTTTTCCACTAATGAGCTAAAGATCGGTAAATTTTGGAGAATAAGCATTTATTAATAACTAGTAAACATAAATGTAGCCATCATAATATTCAACAATTTTATAACTATTGGGGAAATACTTATTATTAACCTAAATCTTTAAATAATTTTTAATAGTTGACGACATGTATAATGTATGTTCAATATCTTTAACATTAACACCATCTACCATATCTGCATTCAGATTTGGACACATAGTTGTAGATTTAACAGATATAGGAGCATTACCGGTAGATACACTAGATGTGTATTTATTTGCATAAACTGCATCAGTAGTTACCCTAAAACCTATCTAATCATTATTATCTACAATTCCAAATCCGTAACTTTCTGTACCAGAACCTCTAATATTACCTATATACCAAAATGTATCATACCAATTGAATCTCAAACCATTAATGATATCAGCGTTGGCATGCATACCAAAACCTTCAGATAAATTACCACCAGATTTGTATATATTTGTTATATCACTATTTTCAACGCCTTTAAATACAATTGATCCAGTAGTAGATGCAGATGTTAATGTACCAGTCATAGTATCACCAGCTTTCTTTACATAAGTAGTAGTAGGATCTACACCTAATGCACTAGTTACATTAGCTTTAGTTATACTGATAGTACCACCATCTGCTAATGTTATATTACTACCTATCTTAACACCACCTAATGCACTAGCTGTAGCAGCAGGTAATACATACTTATTAGCTTCAGCTTCAATAGCAGCTAATTTATTCTTTTCAGGAGTAGTATAATCATTAGTACTAAGACCTTTACCTTCAACTTTATTAACCTTAGTCTTTTCAAGAATTAATACCTAACCAGTTAAATCTTCTACATCTGTTCTTAAAGCTTCTTCTACACCAGTAGCTCTTTCTACTTCATTTGCTATAGCTGTAGCATTAGCTGATTCAGCACCTTTAGCTCTAGTTATTTCACTAGCTAAATCACCCGTTAGTTTCTATTCTGCTGCTTCTGCTCTAGTCTATTCAGCTGTCACAGTAGTATCTGTATATGATTTAGCTTGTTTAATAGCATTAGCTATAGAACCAGTAGTAGATTCATTACCATTAATAATAGTAAGTTTATCTTCATTCACTTTTACTCTATTAGTAAGTGAAGACACATTGTTATTAATAGTAGTATCAGCTTGAGTTCTATCAAGTATCTCTTGAGCTAAATCATCAGCTACTTCTTGAATACTACCTTCAATAGCTGTAGTATCAAATGAACCTGATAAAGCATCCCAACCATCTTCAGTCCATACTACATTAGTACCAGCATCATAGTGTTTACCGCCTAAATTAAATGCATTGGTAATATTATATACATCACCAACTACATTGTTATCTTTAGGTAGAGCTTCAAATGTACTAGACCCTTTTACTTTATAAGCACCAGATAATTTAGCATCTACTTGTGCTTTAGTATAAGTATTAGACTTATCTGCTTTTAATGCTAATGCTGCATTAGTTGCATTAGTGTGATCAGTAATCTTATTGTCTAGTTCTTCTTCTTTAGCCTTAGCTCTATTAGTTTCTACTAAGATAGCTGCATTTCTATCACTAACTTCTGTAGCAATAGCTTCTTTTCTATCTTGTATCTCTTTGTTTATAGCATTAGTATGTTGAGTATCTATCTAAGTAGATCTATCAATTTCATTCTGTAAGTTAGTACTAATAGTCTATTCAGCAGATTCAGCTCTATTCTTCTCAGTAGCTATATCATTACCTAATTTAGTTTCAGCAGCACGAGCAGTAGCAGCTTCTTTATCTATATTACTTTGTAAAGTAGCTAAAGACTGATTTAATGAATCTGAATCAATAGCAATACCAATTACATTATCTTCACTAATACTAACATCTTTACCTGGTTTTAACTTATTAATTAAGTCATTATAATCACCAGATGTAGCTACTGGTTTAAAATCTGGTTTATTAGTAATATTATCCCATTGTACAGCTAGATCACCAGATGCACTAATCACATTGGTTTCTTGATCAATTTCAATGTTTAAACCTGCAATGAGTTTCTTCTAATACTTTGCACGTATATCAGCAAAGGTATCAATCATCTCAGTATGAAGTTCCTATAACTGATGTTGTTTAACAAAGTCTAAGAAGTCTTTAGATGTGACAATACCAGCTGATCCAGTAGATGCTATAGGTAAAGATATAGAATCATTACTCCCATCATACTTAAACATTACCATAGTAATGCCATTAGGATTTGAAGTATTAAACTGTATATCTTTTATTATGTCTTTTACCTCTTCATCATCTACTTTACTATCTACATCACTAATGTTTGCTTTATCATTAAGCAATTTGTTTACCTATGTTTTAGTATAGTAGTTGCTAAGATCAGGTACACCTCCAGATGCAGCTAGTCTTACCCATTCGGTTCCATTGAAATATTTAATGCTACCACCATAAGGATTATCAGATAAGTCAACCCAATAGTCTATTTCTTCTGGATTAGGTTGAACAGATGTTGCAAAAAATATTATCCTATTTGTTACCATATGTATTTGTTATATTAAGCTGTTGGAGTTTCTAATGCAGCAACTCTTGTGGTTAAAGCATCAATTAAATCTTTTAAAGCTTTGCCTTGAGCAGCAGCTAAAGCTTCTGTAGTACTAGTACTTGTTAAAGTGTTATTTATAGTCACTTTAGTATCTGCTGTAGGAGGTGTATATCCTAATGCACTAGTCACATTAGCTTTACTAAGACTAATTGTACCGTTACTATAAGAAATATTTGCTCCTACCTTTACTCCACCAATAATTTCAGCTGTAGCTGTTGGTAAAACATATTTATTTGCTTGTGCAGCAATACCATCTAGTTTAGTTTTATATGCATCAGTAAAGTCATTACTGGATAGTTCTTTACCTTCTACTTTATCTACTTTACCTGATTCAAGTGCAGCAATCTTAGCACTCTGATCATTATCTGTATCATCATTTATTGGTAGCCATTTGCTACTACCTGCATAATACTTAATTACATTACCTTTTGGATCTGCTGCTAAGTCAACCCAGTAATCAAACTCTTTAGGATTTGGAGCTATATAGCTTCTTGTTATTCTTGTCATATACGTATATTTTAATTATTAATTCTAATGTAATGCAAATTGCACTAAATTTTTACATCCGTTGGGATCACAATATTGTATTACTGGTCTAGCTACTCTCACTGCACCAGTATTGTTAGTATCAAATACTACACTAATATTATCTGTATTTACTATAGGGTGTATCCAATCTTGACCACCAACAAAAGATAATCTACCTAATGTTCTATTAATAGGTATACTAATTACCTCACCTTCTTTAGCTATACGATGAGGAGTCATATTATATGCATTAGCTAATTCTGGTATAATACTAATAGCAGAACTATCCTAATACATAATACTGTAAAATATAGTTTCTTTATCCATATTGTTATAACGCATTTTAAGGCGTTTTAAGCCATTTTCTTTATTAAATGAACAACTTATCCATTAAACTCTAAAAGCTTCTTAGAAGAGTCCTTAGGTACGTAACAATCAATGTGAGACCACCCATCGACATTAGCTTCTAATCTAATAGGATATTCAAATAATTCAGCATTCTATCTTACTATATTGTTTACTGTATTACTATCTAAATCCTTTACATTAAAGTCTATCGCTTTACCAAGTGCGTGAGCCGATAAGTAAACGTTATTTTTACTCTTTACTAACTAACACATATTACAACGCAATCCTCTCTATGAGAGTTGTCCACCAGCTTTCCAAGTATTAATAGTAATAGGTTTATTGAATATCTTAGTACGTAGTATATACAAAGTACTAAGTAATTCAGTACTTATAAACTACCAAGAAGTTTCACCAAATTTATTATAGCAATGCGGACATACTAATTCCTAAACTTTGAAATATTTGCTTACTTCTTTTATTAATTCATTTCTATCCATGTGATTTTATGTATAAATTAAATAAGAGTTTTCGACATTAAGCTACTAGCCCTATTAATGAATTTATGTTTTTTACCTAGAGGTAAGGTCTCTCTCCTAAGGTAGCCATTATATGATAAAATACGTTAATTGTTAATAGTAATTTATTTACTCGATATCAGCATTGGAATTACTAAGACTGTTGTTAGACTTCAAATAGAACTAACCTGCATTAGAACTATTACTCAAGTTACTGCTTTTTATTCACGGAGAGACAACCTATAATTTAATTATGGCAGATATACTAAACGACACCCGAAAGCAGCACGGGAATCACCAAGACCGTTGCTAGACTTCAAAGAGAACCAACCCGCACCAGAACCATCACCCAAGTTACCGCCTATAAAAACAGTTCTATTAGCTGTACTATTAGATGAATAAGTATAGTCAGTAAAGTAACTACTAGGTTGATTATGAGTTCCAGTACCTGGTGCTACAAATAATTCAAATTGTGGAGTATATTGCAAATCTTTATACCAATTATTAACAGTTACTGTACTACATTTAAATTCATAATTACTTAATGTATCACTAAATTTAGTACGATCTTCTGTATAGTATACATCATTAACACCTGTTTCTACATTATAATGAACGATTACATCAATAGTATTTTTAAATACATGACCAAATGGATTTTCAATGCCACGGTATCTATTTGCTTTTCTAGTAACAGTGCTAGTAACAGTTCCTTCTGCATCAGTATTACTAAACTGTTGAGTTATTTGACCAGATCCATTACCTAGACTATCTGTACAACCACAAGTAAATACACAGTAAACAGAAGCACCATTGACACTAATAGGTCCATCTGTAGCTCCAGTACCAAGACCACCTTGTTTGTAACCTTCAGCTGTTAATTGATCGTTAACATTTAATTGTCCATTCATATTAGCATACTCTACTATATATAGTAAAGCAATAGCTTTATGTATTTTATAAGTATATATGTTCCAGTGGTCATTGCCATTAGCTCTTGCATATAACTAAGATGTAGGTCTATTAATAGATACTGTTGGCTTAACTGTACCATTGTTAATAGACTTTAATACTTTATTATCATTATATGCTTCATATGCAGAACAATATGCTTTAGGAAAATGTTCAGCTCCTTCTACTTCATGTTGATACAGTCTTAATTCAATATTATCATCAGTAACTACAGTTAAAGCCCAAAATTCAGGTATTTCTACCATAGTATTAAGAGTATAATCTCTGTCTGTACCATCTTCATACTTAGTCCAATCTGTTGGATTTAAATATTTTACTGTTCCATCAGAGACAGTACAACCTTTCATCTTAGACTATATAGGTAGATTCTTATGATAGTCTGCAATACCGGTTCTAGTCCTAGCAGAACTTACCTATTCATAGGTAAAAGATATCCCATAATAATCTAGATCATCTTTATTCTTATTATAAGTAGCGGCATCATATTCTCTTTCATCTATGATGACTCCTCTGTCATCAACATCATATTCTAATACTTTATTGCCTAATATGTGGTGCATTGTTATTGTTTTCATTCCTTTCTCTATTTCTATACATATTATCTACTAATAAATCAGCTATAACATTTATACCTAACTATTTGCTATCACTGATTAATTGTTCCTACATTACTACTAGGAGCATCTAATAGATGCCCTCTAGTAGTTCTCTGTCACTCAACTGTTTGATCTGATTGTGTAATTGACTATTCATTTTTAATATTACTTAAAGCATCTATAAAGAAAGGAGTACCATATTGATTAGCATACTTAGTAATTAAATCTACTTCTAATTCACTATAGTCTTCTTCTCCAGTAGAATTATATATTTTTAATGCTAACGAGTGACCTGCTATTCCAGCTGATGTTTTGTATAAACCTTCAGCTAAATCTTTAGCTACATCAATATACTGTTCAATAGTTTTATTTATATCAACGTATACTTTGAGTTGTTTAAAATTTATTTTCATAGTTTCTTTATTTAATTTTTTATTAACCAACGTAATATTCCTACCAAGTGTTATAAGCAACACGTATAAATATTCTAGCATCATCATTATATTTAGTAGAACTAGTACCAGCTGATTGATATTCACCAGTAGATGATATCCACGCACATGAATCTCGTCTAATAGTATATGTATATCCATTAGATACACTCATAAATACCATTGTTCCTACTTTGCCTTGGTTTAAGGCCATAGTATACCCAGATGAAGTTACATTACATACACATGAAAATGTTACACCATTAATTAATGCTGAAATATTCAAAACTGGTAAGTTCCAACCATAGAAAGCACCGTTGTCTACAAAGATTGCGGCATCATTATCTGCTGCCGCAGATATGTACAACGGCACAGTAACAGTATTTCTACCAGAAATATAGTAACCATCTATGGCTATAGCTGCTAATGCACTAATATTTCTATAGCTACTATTATATACAGATACTACTTTTGAACCAAATGTTGCACGAATTAAGTTATTAGAACTAGTAGCAGATAATATAGAGAAACCAGAACCTGTAATATTAGTAGTAGTAGTAATAGAATATACCTAACTTGGAGTACCTAAACTGCTAGTAATAGAACTGCTCATCTTTAATGTACCACTATTAATAGTGAGATTTATAGTAGTACAGTTAGTAAACGTACCGTTAGTAAACGTACCAGAAGTTGCAGTAATATTTCCTTTTATAGTTGCAGATTCTGCTCTAAATTCACCAGTACTACTGTTCATATATAGTTTAGCTGCACCAGATGAACTACCTCCGTCACCTGACCAAAATACATTATTAGAGAAATGAAATGCACCTAATACAGCATTATCTGCTAACAATGTATTAATTGCCATAGCACTTACACTAGATACTAGTTCCCAATAAGATGAGCTAGAACTAGGAGTTTGACCATATACTCCGCCAGAATTAACTGTCTTAACTAGATATACACCACCTTTATAAATTACCTAATCCCTAACATATGCATTACTAGGATTTTCATAATTAGTCAAACCTATTGATGATGCTGTAGCGTAGTAATATCTAGTAGATGAATTCCAAACACCTCTAAATCTAATATCTGTATATTGAGTATTAGCAGCTGATCCATCTTGTCCATTCTAACCATCAACTACAACTGTAATAGTTGCTGATGCTGCTACAGGATTTCCATTATAAATAGGATACTGAGTAGGATTAAATGCTACAGTATAATAGTTATACTTAGTAGAACTAGATATATTAAATGTAATATTGGAAACACCAGACCAACCACCACCCACTTCAGTACCTTCTGAAGAGGTTGTTGGAGCGTGACTATTACTACCATATATTTCCCAGTAACCAGATACAGAAGACAGCCTACCTGTTCCTGTTTTCTTGTATGCTCTAAATGTCATACTGCTAGGCTCATAAGAAGAAGTTCTAGTAAGACGTATAGTTGATGCTCCAGGAGTAATTATATAAGTAGTAGCATCAGTACCTGGTGTTCCTGGTTCTCCTTTATCACCCTGATCTCCTTTATCTCCGTCTTGTCCATCTTGACCGTCTTTACCCCATTTAGTCCAAATAAAACCGTCTGACCAATCTCCCCATGTTCCATCTTTCTTTTTACGTGTCCAGCATACCTGATATGGAATATCTTCACTTACACTTACAGCATTGTCTGTATAAGTAAACGTAGAACCTTTACATGTTTTATTAGGTATATGCTCATCTGCTTGATAATCACCATTTATGTAACTAGGACCATAAGTAGGGGAAGCCGGGTAATAGGTTTCGTTCTTACTACATAAAGCTGCCTAATCGTAATTAGCAAATCTAGCGAATATATATTCATAACCATCCCCATCTTTACCTTTATCTGCGAATACAGACCATAGACCTGGTTCTGAATAAGCTCCCCATTTCTACGTACTCTTATCTTTATATCTTTGAGTTACATATTCATATCTATGTGAATCGTCTACTCCCTATGGATTATCAAACCACTGTGTACCATCTGGTCCAGTACCTGTCCAGTCTGTAGTTTGATTAGTATTAGGCTTTTGAGGATAATTATTCTTATCATTATTACGAGCATATAAGAATTCAATACTATTACCGTCTTCACCATCTTTACCATCTGCTCCAGTAAGTCTTATTAATCCAGTCCAAGCTGTTAATGAACCGTCTGCATTTTTAAACCTATGAATTTGCCATACGTATTGTCCTTCTGGTGGAACCATTTCAGAATTTTCAGACCACCCAGATGCAGCTTGATCAGTAGGTATACTTGGAGTAGTAGCTGATATTTTATATCTATATTGATAATTACCGCCACTTAAACCAGTCTCACCCCATTTAGCCCATATAGCTGGTTTTTGAAACGCTGACCATACGCCATCTGTTTTTTTACGTACACTTACCCATTCAAACATCAAGTTTTCTCTGACTCCTTGGGGATCATCAGTCCAATACATTCCTCCAGGAGAAGTAGTAGTTTGTGCTACACCATTAATAAATGCCTGAGGACGCGCTTCATCATCTGTATTATTAGCAGCTACAGGGGTATCAGGTGCAATGTTTTCAGCTTGTGTACGATAGTAGATATATTCATAACCATCGCCATCCATACCTTTTTCACCCCATTTTGACCATAAAGTAGGACCTTGCCAGTTACCCCAATTACCAGTACCTGCTTTAGCAGCCGGTTTAGTACGTTGAGCTACCCATTCGTATTGCCAAGTTTCACTAACACCTTGAGGATTATCATACCAACCATTGTTTGGTTCTGTATAATCATCTCTATTACTATTAGCTGGTAAAGTAGGTGCAGAATTATTTTGTGTAATCTTATATACAAACTCTATATCATTACCATCGTTACCATCTTTACCATCAGCTCCTGTTAAACGGAAAGGTTCTGACCAACCAGAAGTAGACTTATCTGAATAAACAGTTTGTATAGACTGCCATACCCAAATACCTTTTTCTGGATCTCCTTGCGGTGGGTCCATGGTCCAAGTGTATTTATTGTTTGGGTCTTTAGGTGGAACAGTATCACCTATAGGAGTAGGTGGTGGTACGCTTGATTCAGTATATGCAAATCTAGTATACTCACCATCTTTACCAGCTACTGAAGCACCACGGAATCTATTAGGATCTCCCCATTCTACATTAGGATCATCTACTTCAATAGAACTCTTAGTAGACATCCATATTGCAGATGCTGTATAATTTCTATGCCAACCGTTAGTAGTACCATCACCAGTAGGTCTATCAGGTATAGCATCATTGTCATTATAAGTAGTCCACAATGAATTAGGTTGTAAATGGAACTATAATACTACTGTCTTTTTAAATGTAGCATTACCTTCACAGTTAATTAACAAGTCTATATGAGGACTATTGGTAACAGACAAAATATCTGTAATTGTGAATATACCATTAGCCATCGTACACTTAAGACCTGTTGCTTCCCAAGTTAAGAAGTAAGATCCTTCAGCATATACATCTGAATATGATAATTCTGTAGTACCTTTAAAAGCTTGTACTCCAAATGTTAAATTATCTAGCTAGCTATACTTATCTAATATGTTTAATTCATTATCCACAATAACAGATAGGTTGTCTTTAGTAAGATTTACCGAGTAAGCATCCTATCCTTTAAGACTATCTTCTTGTTCAGGAGTAAACTAAATCATAGCACCTGTCATGTAGACATTAGTTAGGTAAGCACCATCTCCATGTAGTACTCCATCATCTGGAGCTCCAGGGATAGTTAACCCTTCTATTTTACCAAACTGTGATGCTATATTAGTCCAATCTATTGCCCAAGTACTAACATCTTTTAAGAATCTTTTATAATCTCTTGTAGAGTAAGCACTAGATTGTCTAGTTTCATCTAAGAAATTACCATATACTGCAAATTTCATATTAGCAGTAGGATGCTGAGTAGTATTAGGCTTTAGTGAATATCTAAATTGTTTACCCCTTTCATCTAGAATTTCAATAGGGGTAAAGTAAGCAGTACTAAATCCCTGCATTTTTTCAAACCCACATTCATCTGTACCTGGAGTAGTTTCATTTACTCCACTAATATTATGCCATATACCTCTACATATATCATTAACATGTAACCCACTGTATTCTCCTTCTTCTAGTTTAAGTGTAGCTATCTAGTTTTTAGTATCTACCGATTCAATTGTACCAAAAGCAATAGAATTCCACAATTCACCACTTACTACATCTACTCTGTTAAAACGTAATTCTGGTACAGATAAGAATTCTCTAAGAGTTAAGCTTCCGGCTTCTATATTGCCGTGTTCATCAATTATAGCTCCATCTCCAAGTAGTCCTGATATATAATTACCAATAGTAATACCTTTTTTAGCATATATCATACTATCAGCTATTACACTATTCTTAAATGTAATAACACCTAAAGCAGTATCATCATATAGTTTACTTAAGAATAATTTTCCACCTTCTGACGCTATCAATGCTTTAACTACAGCAGTGTCGATAATACCACCTTCACCGCTAATGTAATCTGCTAATACAGCTGGAGATACATTATGCCACGTACCATCACTACTATACTATATTAAGTCTCCTTCTGTAATATAAGTAATAGTAACATCTTTTAGAGTAGATAGGTGATTAATTCTTTCTACTAATGTATCAAGTTCGCCAACATTATTGTTCAATATGGTTACATCACCCTATAAGCTTCGTACTAAACCAGTTAATTCCCTAAGGTCATCTGTTGTTGCATACTATGCCATTATTTCAATAGTTTATCTATTAGTACTAATAATTTGTGTTTCTCTTCTTCTGATATACTAAACGTATTTCCTTGTTTTAGTATATCTTCTACGTAATTTGAACACACTAAATTTAATATTTGAATACGATCAAATGTTATATTATACTTAGTCATATTGTTCAAATGTTTACCTATTTTATAATTATTTTCTATCATAACTAACAACAACCATTATAACAAGACCTGCAAGTTTTACATGGTCTATGACAATTAAATATTCTATTATACTTACAACATGTGTGTTCGTTAGGTATATCTAATAAACGACATATATCTACATAATACTGTATAGCGTCTTCAGTAAGATTATTAGCTCTAGCGTAGTCTAACAATTGTGACTTAAACTACAACATTAATATTTTTTCTTTTTGATGTTTATCTAAACAAGTATAACAAAAACTAACCAATGTATTCACTTTTTGATAGTATAGATTCTTTTCGTCATATGCTATAGCGTGAGCAGTTTCACTTCCTACTACTGTTACTATAAACGAGGTAGCGTCGTATTCTTCTATATTGATATTTATACTATTATCACTTATTTGAGGACTACTGATAATTATTTCATGATCTGCATCATTACTAGAATGATAAGTTTCCGATAGTATACCATCTAAGTATACTTTAGTAACTCCAGCTACTGAATCTAATTCAATTGTTAGAAGGTTATTTTCTATCTTTGCATTAATTATTTTCATATTTATAAAAATTAAAAAGGCGAAGCCGAGGATAAAACCTCAACCTCGCCTGGTTTTAAATAAAGAAACCGTGTATCATTAAGCAGCACTAGTATCAACGCCAGTGATAAATGCTTTAAGATTCTTAACAAACTGAGATGTACTCAAATTAGCTGCTTCTTCAACATACAATTCAGTAGTCAACGGAGTAGTTTTAATATACTGATTGTCTGGTGATAAATACAGATTATCATTTTCAATAGTAATATAATCGTACTTCGCACCTTCAGTAACATTACGTTTCGGTTCAACAATAGGATATGCATCTGTGAATACATGACCTTTGTAACCTAACATACGTACTTCCATATCACGAACTTGTTTCCAGTAACCTTTACCTGGTTTACCAGCAGTTTTCTTAATAGTAGCACCAGGAACTGCTTCAGGAACATTAGACAATAATGCACCAGGAATAGTAACGTACAGAGAAGCTTCCATAGAAACTACAGAATATTCATTTAATGAATAAACACCTTCATTATCATCCTTAGGAAGAGCTGTAAGTGTTAATTTATGACTTGCAAATGTAGCACTTACTCTACGATTTGCGTGTTTGTTAATTTTCTTTAACAGTGCATTACCCAAATCGTCAGCAGTTTCAGTAGTAGCAACTGTTTCGTAAGTATGAGTAAACTGACCCGGAGCTTCATACATATCTTTGTAAACAATACGCAATACGTATCTGTGACCAATTACGGGTTTTGCAGAAGTCAAATCAATTTCAATTTTTTCTTCTACTGGAGCTTCGTAATCTCCCATTACATAAGAAGGTTTAGAAGCTTTCTAAATGGCATTAGAGTACTCTACAGAACGCTTAGTAGCACTAGTACCATCAGGCAAAGCGATAGTCATATTATCTCCAGCTACTCCAATATATACTGTAGATGCCTTTACTGCACTAGCTTCATCTTTAATTAAGTTCTTATTTTCATCAAATAAAGCTACAGCACCCTGAGTAAGCCTATCTACTGTAGTATAAGGTGCTGGACATGTTTTACCGATAAGTACGGTATCTGTTCTAGTAATCATATATAAAAATAATTAATTGTTAGACTTAGCGCTAGTCTGCTTGTCTTCTACTTTCCTTATTGCAGATTTCCACGTTGACAAGCGCATTAATTTATTTGTTATTCCATTGAAGCAATTTCGTTGGAATAAGCGTTATAGTGCTACATTGGTTTAGTAGCAAGATAAATCTAGATTGCCATTTTTACTATTTCCATATGAGTATGTTCTGGCAAATCTGTATATTCTAAATTAGTAATATTACTAGAATCAATCTTAGATGGTTTAGCTAAGTATGTAATCTAGTACTCACTTATTTTATAATTACCATCTGTATATAATATTACATTGTTATCTTGAATTAGTTTCAGAGGTCTAGCTTGACAATATTTTAATTTATGCTCAGATAATGAATTACCTAATTGTCTATTCAATGTTTCTATTGTAGACTCTAAAGTATCAGTATACTTTATTATATATTCTCCTCTTTCGTTAGTTTCCCAGCATTCATTTAAATTACTTGGCTGTATACCAGCTGTATCTCCAAGTAATAATACATAATCTTCTGGTAACTCTACAGAATAAGAATTACGATCACTTTTATTAATTGAACCTTCAGTATATTTCTTATTTTTAATTAATGTGCGTAAATCGTCTATTCTTTTCTAGGTCTATTCAAATCCCTGAGCTTTAAAATTAATACCAGAATATCTAGTTTTATAAAACTTATCAATAGCCTCATTAATGAATGATATGATAGTATCAGATGTTAGTTTTTCTTTAATAACCAAATTAGGATCCATTAATTGCAGCCTACGTTCAAATTCAATTTGCATGTTTCTTGGACTCATAATCATTCATCTATTTGGTTCAACTGTGATTTAGTCTATATTCTCTTAGACTCAATATCTTCTAATGCTAGTTCTACAGCTCTATTAATTACTTCAAACTACATATACTCTGGTATTTCAATCATACCTTCAGTTGGTAAGTTCTCTATCTTAGTAGGAAACTTAACATAAGTAATGTCTACTGAATATGTATCGCTGATCATAGACATTGGATCATAGTAAATGTATAAAGTATTGTCTTCTATTACAGCTACTGGCTCTTCTATCCAAGGATTATTATTATAAGTCTTTTTGAACTTAGTAGCATCAGAATGATCTATTAATTTAATAGCAGCTTTCTTATTATTGAAGTTTAATGTAGCATCTACAAAAAACATTCTATTACCATTAAATAAATTTGTAATGAAGCATTTGTTACTATTTGATTCTGTATTAGCACCTACGTTATGATCAGTACGTATTAACTTTTCTAAATCATGAATACGTTTTACAGATCCTTCAAAGCTAGTTTTTAAGTAGTTATTACCAGTAAACTTGTTACTGATTTCTTGGTATAAACCTTGATCTAACCAGTAATCTATTTCTTCTGGTAAAAAAGCAGGACAACCCCCAAAGGCTACGCTTTGAGAGTTCTTGTCCATTGCTACTTTAAAATATGAGTGAAATTGTTCTCTAGTCATTATTTAGATTTTATTTCAGACATAATACTTAAGTAAATATCTTGATTCTTTTTGTCTTTCAAATATGCAATTACATCTTCAAGACCGTTACCAATAAGATCAGTACCAAAGTAATATGATGCTCTGTTCTTACGAATAATATTTTTACTTAAAGCTTCTTCAATTACAAAGTTAATTTCTTTATTAGGATTGTCTACCCAAATTCTAATAAATCTTGCTGGATCAGCTTCTACGTTTTCACCAAGTCTAGCTTCAACTAATTCATTAGACATAGTATCAGCTTTAATTCCAAGAAGTCTAAGACATTTGCGCATATCTTCAAGACTCATCTTATCCAGTGCTCTATAAGCATCACGTTTAACTTTGTTAGCTTTATTAATTTGTTCTGCTTCAGCTTCTTTATTTATAAGTACATAATCAGTAGATGGAGTTACTTTATCAATGCCATTTGCTACTCTCTTATGTCCTAATAGGAATAAGTATTGCAATTCTCCTTCAGGTCTATCAGTATTAATTACTAATTCTTTCTTACCAATCTTAATTGCAAATGTATCCCAAAATGTGCTATCAGGATCTAATTCTCCTTCAGCTTTACCCATTTTCTGTTCTAGTTCTCTAGCTTTATCTTGAGTTAGACCTGTGTAACGACTACCAGATCTTGTCCAATATGAGCTCAAGTAATCAAAGCAGTTGGACCATTTTACTAATCCAGTCCAAGGATTCTATTTAGTTATTCTAACGATTACTTCCATAATTATAAAATTAGAGTGTTCAAGTTATTCTTTGTATTTCCAAATAAACTTGGTAGATTTAGTTACTTTTGTTTTTCCATTAGCACTATTAGCTATAGTTTTTCTATCTTGACCTGTATTTTTACTAGCTTCGGATATACTATCAAACTCTGCTAACAATTTTCCATCTAATGAATATTGTAGTACTTTCTTTCCGCATGCTTCTGTAGCTCTTTGTTTTATTAAAGCTAATTCTTCAGCAGTTCTTACTTTATTTTTTCTAGACTCTATGTTAGCCTGTCTACATTTATCAGAAATCTGTGGTTTCCAATCTGGTAGTATAGCTGCTAAAGATGGATCTACTTTACTTGGAATTTCTTTATAATCTTCTTTATATAACCATATATATGGG